TCTCCTATAAATACTGTGTGAGCTGTAACTTCATCTGTTTTAAAATTATCAGCTCTAAAGCTTCCTACTACTTCTAATTTGTAATCTGGGCTTGTTGTTCCAATACCAACATTTCCAGAAGAATCAATTACAAAAGCATCAATCGCATTAGACATTTGTCTTATTGTAAAACTATTTTGGTCACCCCCAATAACTCCGGGCATAATACCCCATTGTTTAGAACCATTCTCATTAACAAGTTTTATAGCGTCATAATTTGAAGCCACATCATTAAAATTAATTTGTAATCTTGATGAAGGAGCAGTATTTCCAATACCTATATTATCAGTTGTTATAATGCTTCCATCAACACTTAATTTAGCACTAGGGCTTGTTGTCCCAATACCAACATTTCCCGCGAATGAACTATCTCCCGTCCCTGTAATCTTTAAACTTTTAGTAGAAATATAAGGTTCAAGTTGTGTTCCGTTATCGTCCCAATGGTTCTCACCAGCTATTTGAGCATCTACATACTCTTTATTAGTAATATCTTTAGATACTAGAGGGGTGTATTGTATTGTTCCCTGTTTTAAAGAAATTGATTGTACGATATTATAATCGTCCATGTTGTCGTAATTGCCTGCTCCCTCAGGTCTTGAAAAATTAACATTGGAAGCTCGACTGCCTCCAAGTTGCTTAAATAAACTATTTTGTTTTGTCATCGAATTTATACGGATGTAACTACTTCATAGCCTGCACCAGTCCAAACCTTAAGTTCGTTTGTGGTACTGTCATACACTAGAGTCCCTGTTATAGGGGCTGCAGGTAAACTTGCTGTTGCTATTGCTGGAATTCTTAGTTCACTAGGAACACAGATGTCTCCAATTAGTTCAACCATTTACTTAGCCTCCTTTACGGGTTTCTTTTCTTTAACTTCTACACTTTGTGCAAGAAAGAATTTAACTTCTTCCATTTTGTGAGCGTCTCTGGTAATTTCAAGTGGAAGATTACCATTAATATCTCTAAAGTTATATAACGCTTCTCCTCTCTTTAATTTTCCTTGTTCACTCATGTTTATGCCTGTGTATTAGTTATTTTATGTATAGCTTCTGGGTCTGTTACTTGAACGTGTCCTATTTCCCAACTTCTAATTGTGAAATTTACACCTTTATCTTCAATTACTGCACTTGTTAAAGGAGTAGCTGCTTTCCATGTTGCTGCTCTGTTACCAATTACAAGTAAAGCTTCGTCCGCGTCAACTACATTAGATACAATAATTTTTAATCCTGCAATAGTTCCTACCACACCATTAGAAACAACATCTGCTGTCTTAAATGAGGGGTTATTAACTACCTTAGAATTCATCATTAAATTAGTATAGTCTTTAGGTGATAAACATAAATAACCATTTGATAATGCGTCATAGTTGTCTACTGCCATATATTGTATACCTGTTAAGATGTCTCTTATTGGGTCTCTGTCTGCTAACACTGCTGAATCCCAAGTTGCTAATGCTGCTGCGGTATTAATACCTGCTGCTCCACTCAACTCACTATAGATATAACTATCTACTTGATTCGCAATTGAACGACTAACTCGAAGAATTGTTCTTGCTTGTACATCAATAGCGTCTGTTAACTTATCTTCTAAGAAAACTGTTCCTTCAGCTGCAAATTTTACATGAGTCCCTTGAACCTTAGTCCAACTTGGGTCTACATGAGGAAATGCTGCTCCTCTAGGAACACCTTGGATAGAGAATGTCTCTCCAGATGCTGATAATTCAGTAGCTGTTTCTCTGTAGTAAGTTTCAGTCCAGTCACTAGAACTAGTCTGTAGTAACAAAGGTTTCATACGATATTCCATTAAAGCAAAGCCTTTTACTGCTTTGTCAATGTTTTCGCCTCTAATATCAGCCATACCCACTGTATCTGCCATTATCTTTCACCTACCATTACTTGAATTACTTCAGAAGCTACACCATCTTGCATTGCATAACCAATGATTTCTCTACTATTTGGAATAGTAGAATCATCTGCTATAGCTGCCAGATTAGCGCCTGCAATCTTAACAGGTTCCCCTGCTGCGACTGTTGCTGCTGTCAATTTGATGTCAAACACACCTTTAGTCCAAACCGCCAATGAAGTACTACCATCGTTAGCTACCTTTTCACTTGCTGCGATTCCTGCGAAGAATTCGCCATCAGCTGAAGATGGACTACCAATATTAGCGTCTGTCAATTGAAGGATTGTACCTTTTTCGATTGCTGTTCCATCAGCTACTACAACAGTGCTTAATCTGTCTTGTAACCTTTGTACTAGGATTGTTTCGTTTGCCATACCAAGTGTAATAATAATAGGTTTATAAACCTTTCTATCATCTATTGCTTAGATTTAGCTTTATCAAAGGCCTTCTTAAATGCTTCTTTAACTATCTTGTGGATAGCCATACCTTCTTCATGAGCTAAATATGCTGCTTCACTTGCTTTTAACTCTCTTTCAAGAGTTTCTAATGATAGTTCCATTAAGCGAAAGGATTAATCTCTCCCATCTGGACTTTCTTAGCATATTCCATTGGTGTTAGTTCTACTGGTTCTGGTGTTTTAGCTCCAGCTTCCATTTCTCCACCTAATATACGTTGAATACTAGCTGATTCCATACGTTCTGCTATCTTTCTAGCCTCTTTGTTAGCTTTTTCTAACCTTTCAGCTGCTTCGTTAGCTCTACGTATCATTTCTGAGTCAGTATTTTCAACTTCTGGTATTACTTTTTCTTCTTCCATGTGATTTCCCTCCATTTTATTACAATAATCCGAATGATAATTGTGATGGTGATGAGTTATCTTGTAATGATTGAGACATTTTCTTATATTCTAACCAGAATGCTGCCATTTGTTCCCTAGCTAGCCTCTCTTGTTCATCTAAATATGCTTGTTGGTCTCTCCAGAACTGTGCATCTTCTTCCATATCCCTATCTGCTGCATCTTCTTCCCAAATTAACTGCTTTTTACGCTCTTCATTGTAATAATCTATTGCATCTTTCTCTGCTTGAGCTTCTTCAGCCCTTAATCTTGCCCATTTAGCATCATCTGTTTCACCAGTTTCTAATTGAATCTTCTTATCTTCAAATACTTTCCTATCTACAGCTGTTTTTAACTTTGCTGCCTGATAAAATCCGCTTAGTTTATTAACTACATTAGCAAATGGTATTGCACTCATTATTTGTGTCCATAAATTAGGGTTAAGAGTCTCTTCAGTGAATGCTAATGCTGCCTCTGTACCTTCTAAATCATCGTTTTCCAATGCTGTCTTAGTTGCAAAGCCTAAAGTTTGTAATGATTCTTCCTTAATAAAGCCTGCGAATGGATATGAGCCTATCACTCCTACCAACGCCGTCGAAACTGCTGCTGGACTTACTAAATGTTTTCCGAGCTTAGACAGCCATGAGGTTGTCGTTGCGACTGTTTTTGGATTGATTGATACTTTTGCGATATTCCCGTTAATTAATGTTTGTCCACCGTTCCATGTATATAATTTACCAGCTGTTTGTGCTAATGGTACTACTGCTTTAGAAGCTAATGCTCCTCTTACCCAGTTAAGTCCTCCAGATACTAATCCTGCTCCACCTGCTGCATCAAATGCTGCTGCTGTACCTGTAACAATGTCTGCACCATTTATAGGACTTCTCTCAAAGCTCTGTGGTATTGGTTCTGCTCCATTAGTACTTGTATAAAAATTACCTTGAGCATCTTGGTACTGTGCTGTGATATCTCCAGTCTTACCTAAAACACCTTTAAGTTCTGTTTCACCCATATATGTTAATGGTCCATGGTCATTAGTTTCAATTTGAGTAGTTTTTCTAGTATTTTTAGCTACTTTATCTTCTGCTTTTTCTGTTTTAACTTCACTTGGAGTACTACCCCCAGGTAAATATCCACCTACATTCTTATCTACTTGCTTATAACCTTCCTTAATTTTGTTTCCGAGATTACTAATACCTTTCTTAATTCTATCAAATAGTCCCATTATAATGCCATTGCCCCGATTAATACTACTATTAAAGCCATTGCTGTAGTACACATCCATCTGTTTAGTTTTACTTTACCGTTAGTTATTTTAACATGTGTTTCTATTTCACATATCTTATCATAGATTTGCTTATTTGTAATTTCTACGAACTTCATTGTCCCTGTCCTGCAGTGACATCGCTAGGTTTAGCTGCTGTTTCTGGCCCATCTTTAGCTTTATCTGATAATAATTCATTCTCTAAGCTTGCTGGGAACTCTAAGTTGATTACTAAGTTTAATTGTGATAATATCATTTCTTCTATATATAATTGTTCTTCCTCTACTGACTGTTGAAATGCTAGATATACTATCTTTGCACTTGCTTCAGTGAAGTTTTTACTGTTTCCTACTATAATCTTTGGTGTTGAACATGCTTCATAGAAAGAATCGTTCAAACTATCTATCCAAGTTAATGGATTCATTGTTGCATTTGGTGATACTGCCATCAATTCTGGTACTACTGCTCCTTTAGGGATGTACATATTCTCTCCAGCTGCATTAGCCTTGTCTTGTTTTACTTTGAATGCTGCTATCTTAGTCTCATCATCAGTATCTAAATGGAAAATCCATCTTGGTTTTACAAACCAATGCATGATTTGTTTATAATCAGTCATAGCTTCATTACGCATTAATACGATTTGTTCTAATTTCTCTATTACAGAGACACCATGTATCTCATCTGCTACTCTATTTCTAGCTAAATGAAAGATTTTGTCTACTGTGAATGTTTTATAAGTCTTACTTGTCTTACTGTGTTGTCTGTATTCTTTGATTCTACCTTGTTTGTTTACTACTATTGAAATTGTACTTGGGTCTAAAGGCTTTAAGTTTAATAAATAACCTTGTTTATCTCTAATTATCTCACAGAAGCTATCTCCGCCAATATAATATGTTCGTACACAGTTCTCAAGGATAGAGTTAAAAGTGTCAACACCATAGCCCGTAACCTCATCTAGCATCATTGTAGTTGGTTCATCAGCATTCCAACCCTTTCCTACTGTCCAGGTTGCTCTTGCATCGATTGTACTACATAGTTCTGGTACTGTTTTATAATAACCAAACCATTTACTCCAGTCAGTGTTCTGATAAGTTGTGTCTGTTGAGCCGCTAATACCATCAGTATTCTGTGTATCTACTGAAAAGTCTACCATAGCACTCTCTAAACTACTGCTTACTGCACTGCTAATATCATTTTCTACCATTATTTAACTGCCTCTATAGTCATTTTATCTATTTTTGATTCTAATTCTGTTTGTTTTTCTGTAATACTTACTAGAGATTCTTTTATCTCTTTATATACTTGTCCATATGTTGTCATTGTCTTGTCACCTTCATATAACTACCTGCTTTTACTAATGTAACATCTAAATCTGAATTTGATTGTGCCCATCTGAAGGTTAAGTTTCCTACATCTGTTCCGGTTTTACACCATCCTCTTAAAATTAAACCACCATGACTGTCATCTGAGTATCCACTTATGTCTGTTCCAAAGAGTGTTGGGTCATATTGACAAAAATCTAATGTAGATACACTAGCCTCACCAAGATAAAATGCTCCAGTGCTTCCTGCAGGTCCGCTGAATGTCATAGCAATTCCAGGGTCTGATACATTATCTGTATCATATCCTAATACTAACTCAAAATCATACGTTGAATCTGCACTTAAGCTCATAAATAATTCATTATCATCTTGCATTGCTGTACTAGATTGTACAGTTTCATCAATAGTTTTAGTTACTAGCCTAGGTCTTAAAGCTTCTTCTGCTTCTTGGATGAAGTATTCATCCTGTCCACCAGTTATAGTGCTTCCAAATAGGTTGTTTACTGCGAGAACCATTGACCTAAATCCATGTATTTATTTATATTAGGAATTTGTCCTTCAGCTGATTTGCCAAAAGGTACTGAGTAACCAAGTGATAAGCTAACTTCATTAAGACTTAATCCACCATAGATTACTTCTCCAATTAGTCTGCCATATTTACCTACTCTATTCTTTCTGTTCATCTTAATTATAACATCTTCACCTTCAATTTGACTCTTTACCCATTGTTTAGAAAGGTCACCACCATCATTCATCTCTCTTGCATTGATGTTTGCGAACCTAATAGGGAATTTAAAGTCTCTGAAGTCACAAGTAACGCTGATAGTATCACCATCATGTACATTTACTACGTGTGCTCTGAAGTCCTCTGTAATTTGTTTGTGAGGGCTCTGAAAATATATAGTCTCCATCTGAGCATCTGTTAGCTCTGGGAAGTTCTTCCAATCATGTTCAACCATTTATGAAGTCCTGTACTCGTTTATCTCTCAATATACTAAGATTCCTAAGGATTCCATCTCGTAAGACATTAATCATGTCTTCTGCCACAATTCTAGTAGAATATGTACTCATATCATACATAATACCTTGGATTGCTACGAGGCTACTTACTGTATCACTTAGAATATACTTTAAATCAACATTTAATGTGCCATATGTATCACTATAGTTATATCTAATACTTGAATTAACTACACTTTCTGCTTGTAATGTTGCTGCTGTTTTCATAACATCTGTGAATGCTGCACTAACGTCAGCTCCTGTTTTTAAGTCTATTTCTGCTTCTGTTGTCATGATACCTGTGTAAGCCATGCCTTATATAAACTATATACCTTTATAAACCTTTCTATCTTTAATAGATATACAGCTTCCTATCTTTACTTCTAGCACAGTATGCTGCACGTACTAATCCATCAGAAATATGCATATAGTTACCGAAGTATTTAGCCTTACCATTAATACTTTCATGTTGTACTGACTTAAGAGATTGAAATATCTCTGGGTCTTTTAGAAGTTGTATCTTTCCTTGCTCCATTAACATCTTCATATTGTTATAGATTTCTTCTTTTGCTAACTTTCTAGACTTCTTTTCATCATAAGTAAGAGGTCTGTCAAGGTTATTGATAGCTATAGTCTTTCGTCTTGTCTTATCATCATCCAATAACTGGTCAAATACACCTACTCCCATACCACCATCATCAACAAATATCTGTTTAAAGTCGTATTGGTCATTCATGAATAAGATTTGTTTAGTTGTATCAGTAGTAAGAGTCTTATTTGTTATTAGATTCTCTACTTGTTTTAACATCTCTCTGTTTGTTCTGTCGATTACCTCAAATGTACTCTCATCATCACCCATACGGGCAATATCTACACCTAAGAAGTAATCACGTCCTTTTACAATTGCTCCTGGCCTTGTTAAGTTCATACAACTCTTTATAAGGTCATCAGGAAACACTTGTCTCAAACTATTAATAAATTGTCCTAGATACTCTTGTTCATACTGGAGAGCTGTCATTCTTTCTTTCTCTCTTTGTAAATGTTCTAGTCCTTTCTCTCGTTGTTGTTCTGTCCATGTATCACAAATCTCTCTATCTCTTATTACTTTTTCACTTGATACTTGGAACTTAGTGAACGTCTTATCATTGAAGGCTCTATAAAAGAACCCATTGTTACCGTGAGGAGTTGATAATAAGACCATATCTCCACCAGTAGTTAAAAGCATAGGGGTGATAGCCTCCCATACTAGTTCAGGGATGAAAGCCGCCTCGTCTGCATATAGTCTGTTAATTGTATAACCTCTTATACCATGCCCGTCTAAGCCCGTAGGAAGACATCTAATGATACTTCCGTTGTTTAACTTGATTACGCTCATCGTTGGACGGTCTTTTCCCGTTTTAATGTAAGAATGGTAGTTATCCTGTAAATACCAAAGTGCTTTCTGGAATAGTGCATAAGCTTGTCTTTCAACAGCCGCTATCATCAATACGCTAACGTTTGGATTATTTGCAACGTATTCTCCTGCATCTTTCGCTATTACTGTGGATTTTCCTACCTGCCTACCGCTACAGAGGGTTTTATTTCCCTTTGTAGAGATAACGTCTTCTTGCCATTTGTCTAATTTCATTGTTTATTGTATTTTGTTAAAGCATTTTGTGCATTCTCAAGTTTCTTTTGATTAGACTTTAGTTCTGCTAACCAGAAGACTCTATGAGCTTCTAACACTCTTATTTGCTCTTTAAGTTGTTTTTTTATAATATCCATTGTTCCACCTCCCTTTTCCCAATATAAATATAATAAGTGGTGATAACCACCATAAAGTAATCAAAAACCAGGCTAACTCATTCATCGTAGCATCCAGTCTAGTTTATTTGCTTGTTCCAACACTTCTTTTCCCCGAGTAGTTAATTCGAGTATAATAGTCCCTTTATGATATGATGTGATAATTAACCCCTCATCGTGTAACCTTTCAGTGATTCTATAGGTTGTTGCCTTAGTTATGTCCAATAACTGTGAATATCGGGAATTAGCTATCTTTCTATCCTGACTTTTCCCTATTTGCTGCATCATTCTTAAATCATTATCTATAAGCAATAATCTTCTCTCATTCATTCTTCTCTTCATCTTTTGCCTCCTGTATAAGTTGTTCAGCTGTATATTTGTTTTTTAACACTTTAGCCCATGAGGCTGCAAATGTCTCTAGTCTGTCTTGATTGTGAAGGTTAGTCCTAAGGATGGCGATTGCATTAGCTTTTATCTGTTCATCATCTCTACCTTGTTCAGTTGCTCTTTGTTTAGCATAAGATAACTTAGACTCCCAAGAACTAATGTCTTCCTTAAGGACCTCCCTATCATTCTTCATTCTAGCAATCTTTGTAGTTATCTGCTCTGGTGATAAATACCCAACATCATCTAATAGAGCGTCTGATACAAATTTACTAAAATTAAAATCATCTTGAGAGGTCTGCCTATACTTGTAAACGTTCTCTGCTTCTTCTGTTAAGTTAATATTGTGTTGCATGTTATTCTTAGTTATATATACTATATAAACTTTTATATAGTATTACCATTTATTTCCTTTCCTGATAAGGATATCTTTTATCTCTCTAGTGTAAGGGTTAACGTATCTAGCATACTGAGGATTCTCACACATAATCTCGCTCTCACCATAAACATAATTCCCTACGTAGTCCCATTGTATTGTTTTGTTTCCCATGTTAATTCTATGTTCGCAGGGTTTATAAATAATTATATACTCTACTGCAATATGGTCAAGCTAAGGGGGGACACTACGCCCCCTTAACAAATATTGTACTACTATAAGGAACAACTACTATTTAAACTTTTATATAGTTTTCATTAATAATGGTTGTTATTAATGGTTCTAGTCCGGCTTCGCCTCCATTTAGTATTCTTAGAACAAGTGTAGAGAGAGAGAGAGAGTTATATATATAATATATATATAAGTATAATAAACAATATATATAATAAAAAAATAATAATAAAAAAATTACCTCTGGAGTCTGGGTTAGCAACAACCAAGTACTCTTAATAATCGCTAAGTACTATAAACAAGCATACTCTTCAAGGCCGAACAAGTACAGGCCCGAAGGGCCCTATGTATTTAGTTACTTCCATCCCCCTAGGGGGGACTGAGGGGGGTCACCTAATAGATGTATTATCCTATCCCGTGTTATATAATCCCTATGTATATAAGCTATGTACTACTACCCCCTAGGGGGGCAGGGGGGTTATACCACTTAAGTAGTTAAAGTCCCTCAGATAGCGTGTATGGGCTTATACGGTACCTGTTCAAAAGAAGAAGTGGTAGGGGATGGGAAATAACCCCTAACACAAGTATAGTACCTGATATCTATAAATACCATATAGGTAAATATAGGGTAGGTAACTTTACTATGTAAAGTTATAGACTGTAAGGTTTATAAATCTTTCGGTCATTTATAGATACGTACACACATGAATCAATGTTTATGGGTAATAAGTATGTATAGTAATAGTACTATGTATAGTATGTATGTAAGGTATATCATTGTATCTGTTTAGGTTGTTATATAAGTTATATAAGATAATGGTATTAAATAGTGTCTTACAAAGGAGTACCTTGTTTGTTTGCTGTATAATGTATATGAGCTTCTATTAATCTTGCATCTCCAGTAAAGGTATCATCTGCATGGGTAGCATCCCTATAAAATCTCATCATTAATAAATCTGTTGCTCCTATTGTGTTAGCTCCATCTGCCACGTTACAATCAAGCCTTATTAAATCATTAGCTGGTGTCCCTGTTGTCACTGCACATGTTGAAGCTACTGTTCCTGTTCCTGCTGTAAAATCAAAAGTATCTCCTTCAGCTATTGCTTTCCACTCTACTGCCCAACGAACGTTAGCTGCCGCTACTGGGGCTGTATCTACTGCATATTGGATATGTAATTCCATGTCTGTAGTACCGTCATAATCATCAGGTGTCTGTATTTTAAAGAATACTTCTTCCTCGTTTGTATCGTCAAAGTCTAACGTCGTAAACCCGTCAATTAATCCGTCTGTTGGTGGGTTACCTACCCCTCTTTTCATTTTTGTTAATGCTATATCAATTTTCTTAACTACCCTCGCTGTCCCTACCATAGTTAATTCTCCGTCTGCTGCTGTCGTAATATAATTAGTGTTATCATCTCCAAACTTAGTAGTCCCTACCACTTGCAGCTTAGTGTCTGGAGTTTTTGTTCCAATACCAACATTACCTGTTTTATCTATCCTCATTACTTCAGCCCAACCCACTCCTGCTGTATTTGTTGCTGTTGCAAATCTTAAATCTTTTGTTACATC